TCTACTTCTACTTTTACATCTGATTCTTGTATAGAAGGGAAAGAAAACGCTTTTGTCGCATTTCCATCCCCAGTATATTCTACGAATGTTGTTGCCATTTATTTGTATATGTTGAGGATGTTTGCGGTATCTGAGCGTTTATTAAGACGTGCAATTTCCTGTTGACGTTGTTCAAGTATAACTTGACGTACTTGAGGTAGCTTGCTAATTTTAGCCCAAGCCTGATTACGTGCTAGATAAAACTCTCTTCCTATAATTCTATTATGGTAGTAGTCCTTTGTATCAAACTCACCACGTCTACCAGATTTTATATCTGTATACATTTCTTGTAAAGAAGCTATAATTTTTGGATCTTTTGCTAGCTTGTTAAGTTTTAGTTCTAAATTATATTCGCCTATAGCCTGTGTAAATAAAGATCTAATTTCTGGTTTATCTGTAAGTTTTGTACCGTCAGGAGCGTAGTATGTAGACTGTCTAAGATCGTAACCACTGTTAAATAGTAGCTGCCTACCTTCACTTTGCTCTAAGTTTAAAGTTACAGGACTTACTGCATTGTATAATCTTGTCATAAAATCCCAATCTTTGATAGGAGTATTAGGTTTTAACATATCATACTTGATAGGTAGTCGCTGTTGTTTACCAACTAACTGTTCAGTAAGTAAGTTTCTGTTACGTATAGACTGTATGATACCTGAGTTTATTTCACGCATATATGGTGTAAATAATCTACCAAGTTCGTTACGTAGACCAGCAAGAGGTACAGTGTTGTTAGCAAGAGATGCTACAATACGTGGGCCTTGTCCGGGTCTAGCACCAAATAAGTCTACAAAGGACTGTATGCCTGCTAGATATGACTTACTTGTAATAGCCTGTGCTACAACAAGAGATATCTTACCTAACTGGTTTTCTGTCCACTCTTCACCCATAAGCTCACTTGCGTCACCTACGTCAGCGATTGTAGACATAATAAGGTTGAATGGTTCAAAGTTGTCGTAACCTATACGTACGTCACCTAGCTTAATTGTTCTAGGTTCCCATTTACCATCTAGCCATACCTGTCTTTTTTGTCTGTCAACTGGGCCGTTACCATTAAGATCACCACGCATCCAAGCATTGACTGCCATAAATACTACAGCAGAGCCCATTGCTAATCGACCTGTTTGTAAAGCACGTGCGTTAGCTAGTTCTTCTGGTGTAAAGATACCATATTTATTTACACTTGCTAAGTCAGCTGGGTTTGCAAATGCTATATCATTAAACTCCTTGACTAAGAAGTTAAAACCCGGTGTATACTTACCTGTTAGAGCAAGACCGTTTACACCTGTTCTAGCAAACAAAAAGAATGGTTTGGCTAAAGGTGCGGCACTAAATACATCGTTAAGACCTTTTGCAAAGCCTGTAAGATCTTGTGTTAGTGTTACTTCTTTACGTGCAAACTTTGTAGCTTCATCTATAATATTACCATCTTTATCAAACACCTGTGCATAGAAATCATCTTCGTATGCCTTCATTAAGTCTTTGTTTATTTCTGGTAACTTGATGCCATCAACACTTTGCATGTCTAAAACTCTACGCATTGCTTTTTCACGCATCTTAGCACGGCCAAGAATGTAACCAAACGCATCGTCAGTTGCAGCCATGATCTTTGTAGAGTATGTAAACAAGTTATTGTTGTTCATTTGTCTAGCCATGTTAGCCATACGAAATGCTGCTACTTCACCAGCGTCAGCTCTACCACTATCTTCTGCCCAACGACGTAATATCTCCCAGTTATCGTCTGCCTGTGTATACTCTGAAAAACGTGTTTTTATTGTACGTATATCACCTTTCCAGTATGAGTTTAGTTTTTCTCTAAATAAGGTAAACGACTCAGGTATTGCTTCTATCATACCGTTGACCGCAGCTAGGCTAGTTCTAAGTGTAGCAGAGTCACCCTCAAATGGATAACGTACAGCTGCTCCTAGTGCTGTAGCTAGTGGTCGTAAAAATGTTGCAGTAGATGTACCCATGATTGCTCGAACTGGTGTTTTAGGGCCTGATAGAATACTATGACTCATCACACCTTCTAGTTCACGAATCAGTGCACCTGTTCTAGCTGGGCCGTCTGGTGCTAATGAACCACCTTTTAGTATTGTACGTGCCCATCTGTCAAAGTCCTCAAGAGTATTAACATCTTTCATCATAGAAAAAGCTTCAAACAACGCATTAAGTAGGTTGTCATCAGGATCATCTTTTGCTATCTTCAGTACAGACATTATAGAATCTTTTGTATCTTGCATTTCTGCTGTAATAACTTCGTCTACTATCTGTGATTTTGGTTGTTTACCAGCTTGTAGCTGCCTAAATGCGTCAGATTTTAAGAATCTAGCTTTTTTAGTTTGGTACAAAGCTGTTAACATTGTATCTACAACTTGCTTGGCTGGGCCATCTACATCATCTAGACCAACTAGATCTGCTATTTCACGTCCAGCTGTACCTAGATCTCGTAGTTGTTTAAGTAAAGAACCAACAACTAAGTCACCTATGACAACATTCTTAGATGTCCATATTTCTATACCATCAACAACGTCAGGTTGAGCTTCTAATAACTCTTTTAAATACTGTTGTGGTGACATCTCTATAGCATTTCTACCCTGTGTTATACGTTGATGACCTTCTATTGCTTCTCTCCATCTAGATGCTAGCTTTGGCACACTACCTTTTACAGCGTCAAGTTCTGCTTTGAACTTTGCATCACTCATCAAGCCACGCATAATACGTTCTACTTGTGCTTCATCTGTAGCACCTTCCATAGCAATACGTTCACGTTCGTATGGTGTCGTTACAGAGCCAGTAGATCCTTCTTCTGAACCCCACTCTTTACGAGTACGAGATAACTGTTCACGAGCTTTCTGTGGTGCTACTTCAGTTATATGTGCACCTTGATGTGGTTGAGATATAGGTGCATTTTTATCTGCTCTAAACTCTACTTCGCCACGTCTTAGCTGTGCTAGTCCGTTTTGTACTGTTGCCTGTTTTAGATTTTTGTTTCTATCTTGTATTTGTTTTACAGCTTTTTTACCACCTCTACCCAGTGTGTAAGCAAAACCGTCAAAGAATAGACCTATGCCCATACCTTCAACTATGTTCTTCATCTTCATCACAACTGGATGGTCTGTATCTTTTGTAGATATAGGTGTGTCCATCCAACCATAGCGGTCACGTAAAGCACCAAGAGCGTTCTGTTCGTCTGACTCTTTAGATATAAGATCAGATACAGCTCCAACAGCCATACCTCTTACAACATTACCTTTAGCTAGTGCTATAAGACCAGCTGGCAGAGCAACTACACCTGTAGCTGCCGCAGCTTTTGCAGTTAGTATTGTACCAGCTGCTAGAGATCCAAAGTGTACTAGACCTCTGAGCTGTTTACCCCACCATGTTCTTGTTTCGATTGGATTATCATAACCACCAAAGGGTGTAAAGTCTGGTTTATATGCACCAGTCTCCTCCCTTTGTCTTTGCATCTCCCCAGACAAAGCATCGACTGTACGTTCTGGAAACGTAGCAATAGATGATGCAGTGTCTTGTAAACCACCAGATAAAATAGACTGACCCTCTTTGATGAGTGCCTTAGCACCCCATGTTTCGGAGTTGCGTGGATCAGTTTGTGTGTTAACGGCTTGTTCTGTGGCTCGAGCTTGCTCTGCCTCTGCCTGCTCTTCGGCTATTATCCGGGCTCGATAGTCGTCTGATATGTCGTCAGCTACTTGATTTAGCTCATCGACCATATCGTCGTCTATCATATACTTTCCTGAGTCCATTAAATCGTTGTTCCTCCAAAGTCATTCTCAACATAATCTTCAATTAATTTATTAAAGAACTCTTCTTTTGTTGGTTTTGTTACGTTATTTATAATTATTTCGTTAATGTCACCTTGTAAGTTTTGAAACTGATTATTAGGCATATCTCTAAGATTTGGAAAGAATTGTAATACTTGTGTTCTTTCGTCATCAGATAGATTAGTAAGTCTACGCCAGTCTTTATCAGCATCAACCAATGCACCCATGATACTATTACTCTTATTTGCTTGTATTCTCATCAAACCAAAGACCATAGCATTTTGAGTTTGTTCATCCATCACACCGTCCACTCTTATACCACCAGCTTCTACAATTTCTATTAGTTCTTGTGCACTAAACTTATATAAGCCAAAATCAGAGTAACCCTCTTTAGCAAGTCTATAAGCATCAGCTACAGTCAGTTCAGTTAGATTTCTATTATCAAAAAACTTTTTAAGTCCACGAGTATCGTTAGGTTTAGAGTATAAGTTTGCGTTTTCTCTTTGCTGTAAGGACTTAAGCATATTAGTTTCTATTGTGGTATCGTCGTCATCATTGAGTAACTGTAGATTCTTAGTTTGATTTTTACGTAGATACAAGAAACGTTGCTGTTCTTCTGTTAGATCAAAGAATGTTTCTGGGTTCTTCATGTTACTAGCATCACCCGGAAATGTAGCTTTATATCTTGCAATAGCATACTCATGTGGCATTACATTTGTACCATGAGTAACTTCTCTAAAATACTGTGGAAATGGTGTTTTAAACCCACTTTCGTAATAGTCATACAGCTGATCTAATGCACGTTGCTCGTCAATAGATACAGGTTTTGACTGATTCATTACAGAATCTATACCATTAGTTTTTAGATAGTTTTGATCGTTACGTATATCTATAGGTAAAGTTGGTCTAGTAATATCAACTTTAGATGTGAATTCTCCAGCTAATAACTTATCTAAAATTTTTGGATATTCTAAATCTAGTGCATCTTGTAGTGTTAAATTTTTATCGCCTGCCATACGTTGGTTAACTTTTTGAGTTAGCTCATACTCAGCTGCTTTTACTTGTACATTTTTTTCTAAGCTAGTAAGTTCTAAATTTGGATCTCTTTTAGCTGCTCTTAATTTAACAAGATAATCGTCTTCTACATCTACAATATCAAAAATCTTATTTGCTCTACCTACTTGATTAGAGTATGGCTGATTGCCTACACCAGAAGTCTCGTCTTTTAATAAATGAGGCGGCGTGATAGCATAAGTTTCTAGACCTAAACTTTTTAACTTTCTAAAGAATAAAGCTTGCTCTTCGGCTATAGCCATATTGTACTCTGTCTCTGATAAGCCTTGAAGTTCTAGCTGTCTTACTCTTTCTTGAGAGGCTTTAACTTCAGTATTGTATAACTTATCATTACCTTTTACGGCTTCACTTATTACATCATTTAGAAACTTTATATTACCATCTATCTCTCCTTGAGTACCTATACCAGAGTTTATGTAGCCATCTGACACCTTTCCTTGTTTACCAGAGTGTTTAAACTTGGCCTTATTCATAAAGTGTGAGATACCGGCAGTTTCTAGAAAACCTTTATTTTCAGATATTCTTTCAATTATGTGATTTAAGGCTTGCTTTTTAGTCAAACCTTTTTTGTTCATTACAAGCTGTATTAGACCTACTTCTTCGTCATCGTAGATTCCGTCATACTCTTGTGTATCTGCGTTTTTAGAATTGACTGTGCTAATAATTAAGTTATCTACTTCTCTATCTAGATTCTTTAGATAATTATTAGTACTTACTCTATCATATGTATTTAAAGCTTCTTCTTTTGCTTTGATAAGTGATGGATATAACTCTTTAAGAAAGTGTCTACGAAGATCTCTACTTTGTACATTTAAACCTTTAGCCTTAGCATCCATAAAATATTTAGTAACGATATTCTCAATGATATCGTCTGCACCTTCTACAGCTTCCAGCCTTGTTGCTTTGTTAAGTATATTTCTACCTTGTACTCTATTCTTAAAACCACTAACTGCAAAATCATTATAGCCTTGTCTAAAGTCATTTGACTCTAGTTGCTCAAGGTCTGGTGCATATCTTGCTTTTAGAAACTCATAGATCTGTGGATCACCGTCAGCCATTTCTCGTAAAGCAGCTTCTTTTTGAGCATCATTCATGTCAAGCTTCTTTTCTTCAAACTCTAGAAACTCGTTCTGTTTAGTTTCGTAAAGGTTCTTAGCAAACTTAAGTGTTTCACGTGCTTCTCTGTTTCTTTCACGTGCTTCAGCGTATTGAGCCACTGAACCTACAAGCTGATTAAGACTCTTGAGATTGTCAAAAAAGTTTTGTGCTTTAAGTGCTTCTATGTCACCAAGTTCTTTGAAGAATCTTTCTTGGTCTGCTATATTTGCGTCAATCTGTTTGTTGACTGCCTCTTCCATGTTAGCTTCGGTAGAGGCGTAGTTACTAACCGGTAGGTCAGGGATTCTGTCCCTTTCCGTACCGACTAGATTAGAAAATGATGATGTCATACTACCTCCATAGGTACGTCAATTTTAGAGTAATCAACAGTTAGGTAGTTCTGATCTATGCCTACAGCCATTGGATTTTTCTTTATTACATCTTGAGCCATAGCTCCACGGAATCGTGTGTCACTACCTTTATAGTTAAATTCATATATGTTGTAACCTTGTGGTGATGTACCTACTTTCTGCACGTTTTCTTTTAGTTTTATATCTGAAAATGACTCTTTTATACTACCAACACCAGATACAATACCGACCACTTGGCTAGCAATTTGTAACGCACCACCAAGTCTGTTTGTTGGAGGTAACATAACTGGTGCACCATACTCTGGTCTGATACCAAGAGCTTCTCGTGCTTGTGCCTGTTTAACTTGGAACACACGTCTAGCACCTTCTTGTGAGTATGCCATATTACGTCCAAGTAC